TGTATCTCAGAAGCAGGACTATATGTATATTCTACTTCAATTCCATTTTCTACATCTTCTTTAGGACTGACATACTTTTCATAGCTATCACTTCCTATAGTAGATGAACTGCCTGGTATCCATTGACCACCTGCAGCTTCACAATCTGTTTTATTAGTATGTCCACCTACAGTGCAATGTGCAACTGCTGTATTCCCGCCACCAGATGTTATTTCTTTTTCTACAATAGCTACTTTATTGCCTCTATTGTAGTATGCGTATTTTTTATATGCCATCACTATCCTTAGTTTCAGGTTGATATATTGTTCTTGGTATACTCTTATATGTATCATCTGAACAATTATGATTCTTGCATCTTAAATCTATAATCTTTACCATATCACTTGGTAGGTCATAAAACCTTTTATCTTTTACCATATTAATTCTTGTAGCAGCTACATGAGTTTCTGATATTAAATTCATTTCTTCTAAAGCATCTTTTATATATGCAATTGCTCGACCTGTTTGATCAACTCCTGCTCTTTCCATTATTTCTGATACTTTCATAATTATTCCTTAGGCTTGCCAAATGCAGAATCATACTGCCTTGATAATATTGCATGCCTTAATTGTAAATGCGAATGTGCTGAGACATTTGCTTGATTCTGTGCTTGATATGCTTGCACGTAACTATTAATTTTATTTATCTGTAACATTGCTAGTTCTTCATCTTCTTCGTCTTCTATAAATTCACCAGCAGTAGCAAACCATTTAGAAAAGTCTCTAAAGTCTGCATCAGTTCCATATCCATCGCTATCCGCATCCATAGTTCCAGTTAATTCTTCACTAGCACCACCCACTTTAGGAGCAGCATTTAAACTTCCTAAATGATTTTCTAATGATTTGATTGCAGCATATATAGCTACTAGGTATACTTTACTATCATCAAAATATTTTATATCACTATGTGAATGCAACAATGAATCTCCACCTTTATCTTCTGGAACATTATTCACATAATATACTTTGAAAGTATTAGGATCTGAACTTGGTTCAGGATACACACTTATTTGACCATTATCAAGAATACTATATACAGGATTAAATTTAGATGCAAAGTGTAAGCTACCTATATCTGTTACCCTTGATTGTAAATGCGGAGATACTTCTTTGCAATTTCTCCAATCATTATCAATACCTGCTTCTCTTACTACTGATACAATCTTTGCTCCATTTATATCTAATCCATTACTTGATCTTTCTGCAGAAACTCTTGTAAATAACTTTATATTGGATGGATTCATAGCTATAGATTTATTAGTTACATCTATAACCCCATCTTTTAAATATTGAGTTAATTCATCAGTACTAGGGCTAGTATCTATTGATAAACTTGTTAATCCTTCTACCTGTGCTTGAAATGTTGCCATTAAATTCCTTATTTAATACTACCCCCAGCCAATGCCAGGGGTAGAATTGTTTACTATTTAACTTACTTTACCTGGAATAAAATATTTAATCCAGATATTGCCTACTAAGCCAGCTAAAGATCCACTTCCATCTCCAGTTATATACTGAGTAGAAGTCATAGGTACGAATGTTTTACCATTTGTTCCACCATTAACTCCAGAAGTTGCAAGTATAGCTGCAGCACCTACATTTACTCCATCAAGTAGAGTATCTGAACCTGTAGTTCCATCAGCTGCTACTCCGATATCTATAGTAGCACTACCAGTAGCTTCAGTCGTAACATCAAGAACTATGCATTCTACAATGATGTCTTCGCCTTCAGGATTTTTCCATGATATTCCATGGTCACCAGCTGCATGACTAGTAGCTGTTATAGCAACACCACCATTAATAGGTAGCTTTACTATTTTAGGCTGAGAATCAAGGTGATCATCAGCTTTATTTTGTCCGTATAAAGGATTTGCCATAATTAAACCTCCTTATGACCAGATAGCGTGAGTTTCAGGACAACACCATTCCATTCCCGCTTCTGTAAGTATTTGATCTACTCTTCTGTCGACCCCAGAGTTCTCAAGTGTTTGCACACCTACGTAGACTGATGTATCTCTATTTATTCCATTACCAACAAGTGGTCTGTAAGCACAGTACTTCATGTTAATACCTAGAATCTTAACGTCAGTTCCATCAAGGTGGATATTTCTAACCACATTCATATCACCATAAATTGTTGAGATTGTAGATACATCAAGTCCTAATACTTTTTTCTTACCGATCATGCTCATGTCTGCCCTACCATATGAGTTTCCACCAGTATCAGGTGAAGATGCACCTGGTTTAATCATTCCAACATTATTAGCAAAGTATCCAGATAATTTATGTAGCCAATTGTATGTTGCTGTATTACAGAAAAATACTGTTGAGCTAGCATTATTATATCGTGGATCAAGTAATGCTGACATGTTATCTAGGAATGAATCTTGATTTGCAGTTGCAAGGTCTAGACTAAATGTATTTCCATAAGTAGAAATCCAATCAACAGCACCTTGTGTAGTATTCACACCACCTGTAGTAGCTTGAGTACTAAACAATAATGACTGCTCAATATCATACTTATGTTCAATTAATTTAGTTTTCCAGATTCTTGCCCACTCATTGCCTTCGTATTTTAGTACAGTAGCTCTGTCAGTATTATTCATAACAGCTGATGTTTTGAATATCTGAGTTTGCCCATAACCTGTACTAAAAGGCTGGTCTTCCCAAGTTTCAGGATACCCAGTACCCACACCATGAGCTGAACCAACAACATAACACTTGAATGGCTCTAGATCTTCTTGAGCTGCGGCTGTTTTAGTTGCGCCTACTACATCATCACCATCTGGCAATACAACTACTGCTGAAGTACCTTTTACACATGTTGCATTTACAATTGCGTAATTAGCTGTATTTAAATCAACTGAGTTAATTTTCCATAAAGTGTAAGCATTCATTGTAGCTGCACTAAAAACTCCTCCTGAGGGTGCTACTGGAACTTTAATTACTTGACCTGGTATGAAAAACTTAGGCTGTGTACCAGCTTGACCAGCGTAATACTTACAAGTTTGACCAACTATATTTTGAAGATTACCTTCAGAATTATAATCAGTAAAAAACTTAAATGAATATACGCTTGAACCTGCAGTCATAGCTGCGCTAGTATCTGCTGCATCTGGGTTTGTTCCTGGTAGCGAAATTGCTACTTCACTATATGCTTCCAAATAAGCATATCTTTTCATGAATGATCCACGTCTTTCAGTAAATTTGAATGAAGGGTCATCGGTTGGTTTTTTTGCTACTTGACTAACGAATCTAAAGAAAGGATCTTGTGCTAATGCTAATTCAGATACCCTGTCACCAAAGTTATACTTTCGTCTTAAGGCACCCGTATTTAGAGTAGATTGACTTCCTGTTAGAGCGTCATGGTCTTGATCAGAATATAGACTGTTACCGCCTATAATATTACTATCTGCCATAGTTCTATCTCCTTAACTATTTAATTAAGTTTAGATAGACTTTAAATGTATTTTAAATGTTATCTATCCAAACAAGTTATCAACGCCACCATCAAGTCCTAACAATCCTTCAAATATATCATCATCTGGATTATTCTTTTGTCCTTGAGAGTTGGCTCCACTGGCACTTGCTGGCATGTTTCGAACATTTTTCATTTGGTTTAGCATGTCTGCTCTTGTAGCATTTGCAGTATTTGCAGCAGCTTTATCTCTATTAACAAGATAGTTTACATCTTCTAATGTTAATATATGATTTTTAGCTTTATCTACAAACTCTTCATATTCTTCATCTGACATATTATTTTTAGCTCTAAACTCTTCTTCTTCTTTTTTCTTAGATAACTCAGCTTGAACTACTTTAGCATTTTGTTTTTCATGTTGAAGCATATTACTAACTCTTCTTTGGACTAATCCATCTACATGAGCGTTCATAAGTTTAGCGCTATCTGAATCAGGTGTTGACATTGCTTCATTAGCATCAAATACAAAATCTTCATCAAGATTTAATTGTTCTTGAATTGACTTTGCAGGTTGACCACCATTTACTAAATATTCTCTGACATGTTGCACAAGGCCACTATCATTTTTCATAGCTTCAAGAACAGGTACGAATGGGGTTAAATCATTCATTTGTTCTTTTAGCTTAACAGCTTCACGACTACTATCTTTATATCGCTTTTCCCAGTCTGGGCTGTTAACTGACTGTTCCGCATTGTTGGAGCCACTTGTAAGATTTTGTTGGGTTACCTCAGCTTCTTTAGCAATATTGGGGCCAACATCTTGGTGGGTTGCCTCATTTGGATCTACTATTCCTCCGTTTACTTGATCTTCTAAAGCATCAAAAAAACCATCGGAGCCTGAATCAGCTTGACTAATTTCATCAAATGAATCTTGAGTCATACCAATTTCAGGGTTACCTGCAGTACTTTCTTCTTTAGACATAACATCTCCTTATTTGATTGTTATTCTTCAACGTAGTTTACTCAGAAGTTTCCTTCTTTTGCAAATTATTTTTTATCATAGCTAAATCTTTCATTTGAGTATTTGCATTATTATTCATAACGTTGCGTAATAATTTTTGCTCTCCTTCTGTTTGAACATACTTTTTGTTCATATTAGATTTAACTTCTTCTTTCTTTTTGTTTATCTCTACATCAGCTTGCATAACCTTATGTTTTATACCAGCTTGTACTAATTGTCTTTCTAGAGTTTCAATAGTACCATCCTTATCTTTAACAGCTTCTTGTAAGCTAGATAATTGGGATTGCAGTTGAGAGTATAAACTTTTTCTTTTAATAATATTTTCTTTATTTTTGATATCAGTTTCAGCTAATAATGCTATATCATCTATAACGCCCATTTGCATTAACTGTTTTAATTCTTCTAAATATGCCCATCTATTGATAGGTAATGTAGAACCTGATATAATTTTTACATCATATTTAACTGCAGCTATATCCATTGATTTTCCTATAGCTTGACCCATATCATTATATATAGGAATGTTAATTTCTACTTCTCTTTGTTCTTGTATAGCAGATGGCTGTATTATTCTAAATCTTTTATTTGCAGTATATACAGATTGTGCAAATTGCAATACAACGTGACCTGTTTGTTTTAATGCAGGTTCAATAGATGTATTCATCCATTGTTTGATTCTACGTGTACCATATTCATCTAATGCTAACATACCTCTATATGTTTCACTAGCCCCGCCTGAATCTCCCATCATTGAACTATAAATACCTGCAAGATATTCAATATCATTTTTCCCCTGTTGAACTATTTGGAAAAATGCACTTGATAGTGGAGCAGGCATTACAGGCGTAGGTCTTTCTACTCCTGGTCTTATAGGCAGCAATGCTCCTGGACTAGATGAATATTTTTCCCATGTTTCTGCATCAATACTTCCTTCTTCATACATCCATCTGAGTGATGATCCTAACGATGCATTGTGTACCATTATTTGATGAGCTTTATTTATCTCTTGCTGTTTACCTATTAAGGGAGCAACTGCACTCATAGGATATGGAGTACCTGTCCACTTATAATGAAATGGTATTAATGGATAATCTTTTACAGTATTAGGTAATATTTTTTCATATAATATTTTATCACCTACTGCAACTATTTGTTTGATTCTTATGTCATAAAACTGAACTTGATCTACAATATTATCAGCAATTAATTTGTTTTTTAATAATACTTTATATTCTTCTTCAGATACAATAGCATTTTCAATTTTAGATGCTTCATTTTGCAATGTACTTATAGTTTCTTGTTCAAAAGCTTGCAATTGCTGTTGCATCATTTTTTGTTCTTTTTGCAATTCAATTTGCATTCGTTCAGGTATAATTTTACCCTCTTGAACAGCCATTTCTAATTGTTGTTGTGTTTCAACTAATTTAACTTGCATTTCAGCTTGCATTTCTTGCATTGCAACTTGAGCTTGCTGTTTAATTTGTTCTATAACTTTTGGACTAGGAGGTATCCTATAAAACACATTCATATATGATACTTTAGTTTTTTCATAAATTTCAAAATATTCTGTTAAATTATCTTGATTACCATCTGCCTCTATAGCCATATTAGTTTGTTCCGTGGTATCATTAAATGCAAATAGTTTTTGATCTTTATCTCCCACAGCTCTAGCTGACCAACTTCGTTGTGCATTTTCATCACTACTAGCTTGTGCAATTTTTCTTTTATAATCAGGAAATGTTTTAGCTAAATGATTTTTAGGCAATACTTTTCTAATTAAAACAAATGCTGCATCTTTAAATAACATATCTCTAGATTTAGGATCTACATATACATCAAATGGCTCTGGTTGAGTTATAACAACTTCACCCATCCCATTGTCCATATCTTTGTCTACAGATATTAATAAATATCCTAATCCTTTTGTAACAGCATCATTTATAGCATTACCATATAATGTATTACCATCAGATAATGACCATATGTAATCACACAAATCAGACAATACTGCTGCTACATCAATATCACTTCCTTCAGTTCCAATAGCTTGCCATCTAGGATTATTTGCAGTAGCATAAAAATTTAACATTTCAACTACAGGTAATATTCTATTGATTACAAAAGTAGGCATTCCTTGCTCTTCTAATGAATTTTTTTCAGATTGACTTAACTGTTCATCGTGAGCAAATTCATACCCTTTTTGATTAATATATTCCCATTGTTTTCTTGTCCAAGTATTAGACAAGTTATACAATTGTCTTATCTGATCTGCTTTCTTTTTTCTAGCCATTATTCTCCTATAAAGGTTGAACTACTTGCTAATGTCTGAGCTTCAGACTTGGTTAATACACTAAAGTTTGGATATGCAACGCCTGAACCTAGTGCTATTAATTCTGATAATACACCATCTT